GCAAGCGGCGACAACCCCGCGGCTCTCGCCAAATCGAGCGTGGGCACCAACAAGCTGACCTTGACCGCCTCGCCGATGTACACCATGGTCCTGATCCACGAGGACGCCAGCGCCGATAGCATCGTGGCCGCGTTCCCGTTCATCCGTGATTCGATCTCGCGCTCGCTGGCCATGGGCCTTCGTTTGTGCCTGATGAACGGCGACACGGCAGCCACCCACCAGGACGCCCTTGATACGTGGAATACCCGGGGGTACTTCGGAGCGCATTCGGTAGGCTCTATCGACTACCGCCGCACGTTCAAGGGCCTTCGGGCCATCGCTCTCGACGATTCCAACAGTGTTGACCGCTCGACCCACAGCCTCCAGACCCTCTTCTCTGACATCAACGCGGTGGGCGGCCCCCGTTCGGTCCCGTCCGACATGCCGATCATCACGTCGTGTGAGGGCTACCTCAAGAACTTTGTCGGCCTCACCGGCATCGTCAGCGCGAACGACTACGGCAACCGCGCGCCCATCGCTGCGGGCGAAGTCGGAAGCATCGCCGGACACCCGATCATCGCTACCGACGCCATGACCGCCGATCTCAACAATGTCGGCGTCTACGATGGGGTCACTGAGGATAAGACTGCTTATTGCATCTTGAATCGAAACATGTTCCGCCGCGTGCTTCGCGCCGGGGCTACCGTGAGTCTCCAGAATGACATCACGGTGGCCGGAACCTACATGCGCGCCCGTCAGCGCGTCGGGTTCCAAGACATGAGCAAGTCCGGCGACAAGGCCGTTCGCTACGCCGTCAAGATGTCCACCTGATCAGGAGCTACCATGTCTCAATCCAACGAAATGCACACCGCCACGGTCCAGCTCCCCGCCGGGGTAGCGACGGCCGGAACCGCGGGCGACATCTACGTGATCAACCGTCTCGGCGGTAAGGCGAAGGTGGTGAACGTCGATTTCATCGCTGATGCCGCGATCACCGCGAACAACAGCAACAACGCGACGTTTACGGTGTCTGTCGGCGGTACCTCGCTCGGTTCGATTGTGTCGACCGTTGCCGGCACCGGTGACATCACCGCGGGCGTGAACGAGCCGATCACCCTTTCCGCAGCGGGCTCCAACCTCCTCGCAGAGGGCGGGCTTGCGAAGGTCGCGATCACGAAAGCCGGATCCGGTGTCGCAGTGACCGGTGTGTGTGCCGTCACGCTCCAGCGCGTGCGGGCAGACTGATCATGATCATCGATCGCGCCATTCGGGGCACCGTCCCCGCGCTCGCTTTGCCCCCTGGGGCTCTGTCGGGCGAGGCGCGATCGGTCGTCCATCGCGTTGCGTCCGGCGCGGTGGATCGGTATTTGAGCCCGATGCGGGCCGCGGAAATCTGCGGCTCACATCGGCCGTTGGTCGTGCAAGCGATCGACGCACGGGCGCGACACGTTGCCGGGGGTGAGTGATGGCGCTTGCCACGGCGGCACAAGTCCGGGCGCTCGCTCCCGGGCTGTCATCGGCAGACGACACGACAATCACGACCCTGATCGCGCGGATTGACTCTGCGTTTGCTCGGTATTGCGGCCACCCGATGCCCGACGCGGGCGCGCAATCGATGGAAGCCGAGACCTATACGACGTTTCCAGGGCGCTACGATCTGGGCATCGAGGCCGATCGGGCGGTCGCCATGATTCCGACGCCGCCGATCCTCTCGGTTGCGTCCGTGCATGTCGATCCGGAACAGGAATACGGAGCCGATACCCTACTGACCGCGGCCGAATACGTCGCAGACGGTCGCCGGGTCGAGCTGCTCGTGGGTGCTACGCATTCGTGGTCAGACCTCCCGCGGGCCAACCGCGTCGTAGTCTCCGCCGGCTACACCATCGCCTCACACCCGGTGCTCACAGAGGCGGCCATCGTGCAAGCGGTCCACACGATCGGCAACACAAGCGCGGCCGGGTCTACCTCGACATCTACCCGGGGCGGATCTCGGTCCGTGGCTCCGCTGTCTTTGCTGCCCGAGGTCCGGGAAATGCTCGCCGACTATCGCTTGTCGGTGCCTTGATGCCGCAGACCCTCACACCCGAGGAGTGGGGACGGCGATGCAGCGAGGCCGGGCCGCGGCTCGCAAGGGTCCTACAGCGCCGTGCTACAGCTCTCGCGCTCAAGATGCAATCGAGGGCCGTCGGCAACGCCACACGGCGCCCACGGAGCCGCACAGGCAATCTCCGGCGGTCCATCGCGGGCCGGGTCATCCAGACCGGCCGGGTTGTTGCTGCGGTCGAGGGAGAATCGTCCCAGCTCTCTTTGTTTGGCCGCACGGTCCAGGGGCGGCCTCTGTCGGTCGTGCTGTCGGCCGGTGGCCGCGTGCAAGGCGCCAAGAATGTGATCTATGCCGCCATCCAGGACCAGGGGGGCACCGTCCGCCCGGTCGATCGGCAGTGGCTCGCCATTCCAGACAAGAGCATCAAAACGAACGCCAAGCAAGCCCGCTACGCCTCGCCGCGCGACTACCCGAAACCGCTGTGGTTCCATGTCATCCGCGACGGGAGCGGGAAGCAAGCTCTGGCGGTGCTTCTGGAGCGCGTCGGAAACAAAAACGTCGGGCGGTGGTGGCTACGAAAAGAGGTCGAGATCCCGGCTACCGGGTTCGCGCGCAAAGCGTGGTGGTCTACCCGGGCGGAGGTCCCGAGCACCCTCGGGGATGCCGTGGATGTGGCGTACCGCGCGCCGGGTAGCATCGCCGGGGAGGGTCGATGAGCCCGACAAACCGGAACACGATCGCCGCCGGCGCGATGACGACGATCCTCCAGGGCATCGACGGCACGGGCTCCTACACTTACGACCTCTCGGGCACCGGTCAGGTAGAGCAGCTCGACCTTGCCGGGCCTCCGGTGTCGAGGGTGCGGCCGTACGTGGCCTACTACCTCGGGCCGCGGCAGGACATCCGCAACGGCGCGGGGGCGGACCTGAGCCAGTACGGGCAGACGCTCACGGTTGATCTCGTCGCTGTCGTCACGGGCGGTACGGCACCCTCCGCAGCGGTCACGGCGGCGAACAATATGGAAGCCGACATCATCCGCGCGCTCCATGGATCGCGGAACCTCGGGGCCGCGGCCGTGCATGACCTCACAGTGTCGACCGAGGTGGTCACCGGGCCAGAGGTCGACGGCCGACAGCGGGACGCATACGTGGCGATGTCGGTTGAGCTATTCTGGGCGAGGGTCTGATCATGAGCTGGTACGCCTCGACATCGCAGTTTCGGATCCCGGTCGCCGTCGACAACAACGGCGGCGCGTCCACCATTGACGCAACGGTCACGATCCCGAAAGATCACGGCATTTTCTGGGGCAACGTCGCCACGAATGGCCATGACATCCGGGTGTGTGACTCTGACGGGTTCACCCTCCTTGCATTCAGTCGGCAGACATTCGACCACGCCAGCCGTACCGCGATCATCCAGATCAACGACTGGACGCCCGACAGCGACAACGCGACCGTGATCGCCTACCTCTATTTCGGCGAGAGCGGCGCCTCGGACAAGGCGATCACGTTCGCCGCCGGCAACCCGAAGACCGGCCGCGTCATCGCGGGCAAGCCCGCTCCAGCCGCGGTCATCGTGCGGGCCGAATCGCTCCCCGTGGGCACCGACACACCGACCGCTCGCTATTCGTGGCCACCGGGTCAGAGCGGGTTTGTGATCTTCGATGTCACCCAGCATCTGGCTCGACAGGCTCAACCGCTTGAGGGTTCCGCGGACCTCGAAACGCTCGCCGCGGTCACGGTCGCCACCCGCAACGACGGCGGCGCCTACTCCGGGGGCAACACACCCGCACAAACGCGCGTCAGCGGCTACGACGGCCGCACGCTCGTGTGGATGTACCTGACCGGATCGGCCGACGGGGCCGATTACGTCGACGAGATCACGATCACCACATCCCTAAACCGAACGCTGATCTTTGCGGCCGTCCGCACCGCAGAAACAGCAGAGGAGAGCTAGCATGGCAAACGTCTACCTCGGACGAAATGCGTCCGTCGGCATCGGATTTGAGAGCACCGAAGGGACCGCAGTAGCGGCGGCCCGGGTTGCCCGGCTCGCCTCGCTCAATCTCACGGCCGTGAGCACCCGCACGCGGATCGATGATCTGTCGTTGGGCACGACCTCGTATCTACAGGCCCGCTATCTGGAACAGGTCGAGGTCTCCGGATCGATGGAGATCCTCGCCTACTACGAAAACGGATCGCTGGCCTCGTTTCTCCGTGCGTGCATCGGCGGCACATGGGCCACGACCGGCGGATCGGCACCCTATACCCACACGCTCAGCCCGGGCGCGGAACCTCCGGCCATCACGCTGCGGACCGCTCGCGACACGCTCGCCAGCTCGGGCGCGCTCCAGAAGGGCGACGTGATCGCCGGGGCTCGGGTCACGTCGGCCACCCTCGCCGCATCAACACCCGGGATCCTCCGGCTCACGATCAACTTTGTCGCCATGTCGAGCACCCCCGGCGCGGCACCGTCGCACAGCCTCCCCGTGCACGACGATCCGATCCTGTCCCACGAGGCCAACCGCTGGCGGTGGAATTCCGTAGACTACACCGCGCGGTCGATCTCGCTCGACTTGGAAAACGCGGTCGAGGGGCTCCGCGGGTTCGGGTCGTCCAGCATCACGGGCGCGGCTATCACTGGCGTGAGAAACGCGAGAATGACCGTCACCCGGTACAAAACTAACGACAATTGGCCCGACGCACAGACCGCAGGCACAGAGGCAGACGGTGACATCACGTTTACCTCTGGAACCGATCAGTTCCGGATCAACGTCAACAGCGCGCTCATTCCCGATGCCGTCGCCATCGCCGCACAATCGGTGGGGCTCAATGAAGAGAGCGCCGTCTTCGAGGCCCGGGATGACGGCACCGATCCCCCGGTGCAGT